GTCGCCTTAACTGGCGTCGCCTTAACTAGTGTCGCCTTAACTGAACGCAAACGAGCAGCGGATTGAGCAGCCAGGAATTTAGTGTTATTCACATTTGCAACTCTTTTCGTACCACCAACACCCGGTCGATCGATAAACGACTTCATCGCCTGCCGCGTAGTTTTAGGAGTCTTTATTGGAGATGATCCAATGTTTGATCTGGAATTCAACTCTTGTATAGTTTTAGCACGCTTTACAGGTGGGGACGTGATACCTGCGTTCGAGTTGGAGTTCATACCTGAGTTTGAGTTCGAGTTCATAACATTTAATGTAGTTGTAGGTGAAAGAGCGCGTGGCCTCTTCTGTGTACCGAGCCGAGCTGACATCTACTATCACCTGATATTTTTATATGTATGCGCGTGAATTCCATGGTCGATTCATATAGTAAGGTTTAAAGATTTAGTTCTTAAGATATTCAGTAATGAGTTCTATCACATACGCACCTGTAAAGTTATCGTATTACAAGCGTTATCAAACTAAATCGACTCTGCGTCATGGTCGTTCTTCGCACAAAGTTCGCGCATCTTTGGAGCCCCCCGTCGAGCCCCCCGTCGAGCTCTCCGTCGAGCCCTTCGTCGAGCCGTATAACCCCAGGACTCGATTCGCAGAAGTTCTCAATGGTCGCGCCGCCATGCAAGGTGTTTTATGGGGGTCTCTTAACTGGATGATGACAGGTGAAAATGTCATTCAACAGATCGAGGATCCTGTATATGCTATTGCCGCTACCGGTGTTGTTACTACACTGGCACTCGCGTCCCTATTCACGGCCGAAAACTTCAGCACTGAGAAAATCGGAGCGTTTACACCCGATGCTGAGCTCAAGAATGGTAGACTAGCCATGCTTGGGTTTATTGCATTATCTGGGTTGAGTGCGATGTAATTTAATCATTTTAACCTTATATTTCATAAAAATGTCCCTGCTCTACGCAACACGTAGGCCAAGAACATTATGAGACTCATCGATTTACTTGCATACGAGGTTGAGAATAGGTCGAACTTCCTAAAGGATTTACACCTAAAACCTGTGTACCCAAATACGCGGATCCAGCTCCCTTCGTTGATTTTGTAAACATCCAAAGAGAACCCCATATAAGAGTTATTATTGCGGATATAGATACCAACCCAACACCGATCCAAAAACCGTTCACAACATTTACACCATGATATTCGGGGTCGTTCGGGTTATATGACACGGAAATAGTATCACCGATGATGAATTTTTTACTACCCTTATTTTTATTTTCACCCGTGAACAATTTGCCGTCTACTTTATATTCGTAATCATAATCACACTCCCAACCTTCTTTATTCTTGTCATCTTTGTATTTTGAACAAATTGACCGAGTGACAGTACCTGTAGTTTTTTTAGAAAATTCAGGTACTCGACGTATTAAATACACACCCGGGATGAGTAATATTATCGACACGATAAAAGCCTTTATAAAATTATAGAACGCTAACCATTTACCTGCAGAATTACCCACCGCTAACACGCCTTTAGCGAAACTCATTTATATATAGAAATATTTTATATGTAAGTAGTCATATATCACGTGTAAGTAGACATTATAAGTGATAATGGTTTAATAAAATAGTTCATGTATTAATACGGTGTGTAAGCTTCGACATCATCTTCCTGTTCCTGTTCCTGTTCCTGTTCCTGTTCCTGTTCATGTTCCTGTTCTTCTGGTATAACCAGTTCGATTTCTTCACCTTCGTCTAACAATAACTCTTCCGCTTGCTTTTCAGCCGTAATGACTTTTTTCTTATTGTTGAAAAAAGGTAATTTAATAACCCCAAAGTATGCTAGAGTACCGAATATCACAAGTACAGTCAGAATAAATACAGTAATAGTATTTCTTCTGTTCATTATAATATAAGATACATATTATTTTATTCTTTGATTATAATACATGAAGGTCATACTTAAAAAAAGTCCAAACCCGAAAAAGAAGTTTAGGGTCATGTTCGGTAGTGGTGGGCATGTAGATTTCGGTGGAAAGGGGTATTCTGATTATACTATTCATAAAGACCCATCACGTATGAAAAGATATCTCGCGCGTCATGGGCGTATGGGTGAAACATGGACTAAAAATGGTATTAAGACGGCTGGCTTTTGGTCTAGGTGGCTTCTATGGAGTAAACCATCTATGAATGAAGCCAAAAAACTGATTACAAGACGATATGGTATAATGTTCGTCTAAAAGAAATTATCAGTTCTATACATTTTCGCTTGATACGGTGAAGCTTTACCCAGTACATTTACATCTTCGTTGCCGTATATTTCTTTACATCCCATGTCATCCATACAATCCCTTCCTTCAACCGTCACGGGAATCGAATATATTTGTTGCCCGGGCGTCGATGTGTAATAATGATATTGATCTCTACGTCCATTAACTTCTTTACCATACAATGGGAGTGTTTCATCATTTTCACCCAAAAGTACACCCATTTGCTGAACATGCCCAGGTTTGTAATCCTTTATAGGTGGGTCTCTAAATTCCGGTTGTCGTCTGCGCACTGGCATTCTTTCGCGGATAGGCTGTCGGGAAGGGACTTGGAAGGGGACTCTTATAACTTCGCGAGGTCTTGTTACGAGATATGTAATCAACCCCAACAGGGCAATAATTATAATAAACCCGGTCGCATTCGCGTTTTTACGCTTCATTTATATATCATAGGAAAAAAATATTCACATCTTAATATGGACAAGGATAAGAAAGTACGTTCAAAACAGAAGTTCGCGTGGTCCCCCCAGCAGGAACAGATATTGAAAACGTGGGGGGAAGCGTCTGCGTGTTATCGGTATATGCATAATCACGCGTTTTTGATTTATAAAAAACAAAATATGCATTTTTCACTGCCTGTAATTATTCTTTCTACAGTGACAGGTACTGCAAACTTTGCACAAAGTTCGTTACCTGCAAGTATAAGAGGAGCGGCACCGGCAATGATTGGTGGTTTGAATTTAATTGCAGGTATAATCGCGACTGTCATGCAGTTTCTGAAAATAAGTGAGATGATGGAAGGGAATAGAGTTGCGTCACTTCAGTATGGTAAACTTTCCAGAACAATTCGCTTAGAATTAACACTTCCAATAGAAGAACGATCATGTGATGGGTCTACTATGATAGATACATGTCGTGCTGAGTATGATAAACTTATAGAACAATCCCCACCAATTCCATACTTCGTCATTCAAGCGTTCGAAAAACAATTCCCTGATGATAATGGAATTTTCAAACCAGAAATCATGCACATTCAACCTATTGATATGTTTATAAGTGAAGACGAGATGGGCAACGAATTGAAAAAGGACTTGAATGCAATTCGCAACGAGAGTGGTGGATCTGAATTAAGTGACGTTGTTATAAAATCTTAGAAATACGTCGTGTGAGATATGCAACCATTATGAATAACATTAGATTAAAGATACCAATACAAATCAAATAAGGAAGGACCCTCTTTTTAACGGGTTCAAGTATTCTTGTTTGAATTGTATCACTCTCCAAAAAAATATCTAAAGCTTGATCAGTAAGTTCATCAGTCATGGACTCCTTCATTAAAATAATACCACAAAAAAAGATTAGACCTCAAACGCTTCATACCCCAGAAATCACCCTATTGGAAAAATATATATCTGAAGGTCATAATGTATTTATATGCGGACCAATAGGGTGTGGTAAAAGTTTCATAGTCGATTATGTACTGGACCATAGTAATACTATAGAATTGCAGTCTGAGCTGTTTCAAAAAAAAAGTAATTTTATGCATCTTGTTGGGAACACGACATCTCACATTTTTATAGATGGATACGATGCATCTGTACATGGACATAAACAAGTCATAGACCGCATTTCCGATAATAAAGAAAAACTCACGAAAGGGTCTGTTGTAGTGACTTCTACATCAATACATCTGCTTCCAAATTTCAAGCTTATTATAGTACCCCGAAAAACACCTGATGCGATATTCTCATTAGCATGCGATACGATAGGAGCTCGGATAGCAGCCGAAAAATGTAACGGAAACATAAGGAATTTCTTTGACTATTTAGATTTTTCACATGTAAAGGACGTTTTTAAAACATCAAAAGATGTTATCATAGATATTTTATCACATAAAGGGGATTTCGATACATCTCAAACAGTACACGAACATGGTCACGTGTGCGATGTTATATTCACGAATTATCTATATTCGAAAAACTGTAATATGACTAACATAATTGAAGGATTATCACAGACGGATATACACGATACACACATGTACAAGGGTGACTGGAACTGTATGCCATTCTATATTACGTGTGGTATGGCTATACCAAAATTAAATATGGGCGAACCGATACCCCCCGATAATATACAACCAGGTAGTATATGGACCAAATATGGCAATTTCAAAATGCGTCAGAATAGACTTCGTACTATTCAAGCAAGATGTGCGACAAAAATAGGCATGGACGAACTTAGCCTTTTAAGACAATATGCGGTGGCCGGTAACATAGAGGCTTTAATAGAATATAAACTCGAACCACTCGATTTCGATATCATGAATCATTTAGCAGTTGGCAATAAACTAAAACCAACTGAAGTTACAAAAGTTAAAAAGAAGATGCGTGTATTGTTAAATGAGTAGTACGGATAGTGATGTCGATGTAGAAGAACACGATGTCGTACGAGTGAATGGTTGTGATATTTATTACTATGGCGAAGTCGAAACGGAAAGTACACTTGAATTTCTATACGAATTTAAAAAGCTCGAGGTGGACTTACTCAAAAAAGCTGTTGAACTACCAGGTTACACACCTACCATCCGGGTGCATATACATAGCGATGGCGGTGATGTTTTTTCAGGTTTGAGTATAATGGATACTTTGAAATCGTCACGCGTGAATGTCGTCACGATCGCAGAGGGTACGTGTTGTAGTGCAGCTACATTCATATTATTGGGTGGAGGGGAGAGACTTATGGGAAAGCATTCATTCATTCTCATTCACCAATTGTCTTCGGGATTTTTAGGTAAATATACCGAATTAAGAGATGAAATGAAGACATGTAAAAAAATCATGTCAAAAATCAAGACTTTATACACGAATGAAACGACGATTCCAAAAGAAAAGTTGTCACAATTCATGAAGCGTGATATATATCTTGGATATGATGAGTGTATCAAGTACGGGATCGTTCACGGGTATTTTTAACCGTAATATATCGCCTGTACAAGACTATCACCCCTAATATAATAAATGCCATACTAATTGTATTCATATTCACTGGTATATTCGTTAACGGAGGAGGCTTAAGTCGATCCATTTTTTCGTAATTTACCACAGGAATCATTCTACTAATATGAACACAATTTTTACTACCGATAAAAACGGCAAGAAGCGTTACATCGACATCCGTGTTGAGGAGCGTGATGGATGCTGGTGTATTGTCAAGGCATCCGGACAGGTTGAGGGGAAGGAGTCAATTTCGGTGACTGAAGTTCCACTTGGGTATGAAAGCGCTACGAAGCGTGCCAACACTGTATGGAAAAACCTGAGCACGAAGGCGACTGCAATTCTCCCCATGCTCGCAAACAAATGGGAGGACCGGGAAAAATACATTTCTGAACCATTCTACGTACAACCCAAAATTGACGGTGTTCGTCTACTCGTATCAAACAAAGGGGGTATTTCGAGAACGGGTAAACTCGTTCCTGGAACTGAAAGCCTGGGTAAGGGATTGGAAGAAGGACAGTACCTCGACGGGGAATGTTACGATCATACCCTGACATTCGAAGAAATCACGAGTCTTTTCAAAACAGATCCCATGAAACTAAAATTCTATGTGTTTGATTATTTTGATCTGAATAAACTTGACATGCCCTTTGAAGAACGTATGAAATTCGTGACAGTTGACACGAAACTCGTTCAAAAGAAGAGACAGATGCCACTTGCACACAAAAAGTACGTGCAACAGGGGTATGAAGGAACCATGATCCGCG